TGACTTAATCCAAAACACCACATCATCAAAACTATTAATGGCTTTGATGCATAATTTGAGGATTAATGATTTAGGGCGCGTTTCGGCACCACCTGTTGCAAAGTTGGAATTCACATCAGGTGTCATCCAACCGTTATTACTCCATTCACTATCGCCAATTGCAGTAACTAGCCCCGCATCAAGTAGGTTATTGTCATTTTTAAGGCCTTCAATGCTCGCACTTCTATGACTTGGTTCAGATGAGAATACTTTATGTGTGTGTCGTTTTAACTCATCTTCTTGTATTTGCCCCACAGATAACCCATCGCCCGCATTACGCAAAAATCTATCTGCTACTTTAGGCACACTATTAATTGAGCCATATTTGCTGACTAAGTGACGATATAACTCAGGGTAACGCTGCTCGGTAACTTGTGTGGCAATCTCATCAAAGGCAATCCAACCAGAAGGGATATTATCCACGGCAAAATAAGCCGTCATGCCTACATCGCTACGGGTTAAATCAGGTAGTTGATTGCTATTGCCTAACACCTGATACAAATCAGGGAATGTTTGTTGATTAAAGGTCGAGCCATCTGCTTTTAAAAAACCAACTGGATTGGTTACCGCGCGAGGAAATGATACCACCGCGCCTAAAGGCAAGCCTTTTTTCGCAGCCTCGCCTACCGCATATTCGGAGGCAAATTTGTTTTTATCTGCTCCATCTGTTTTGTGCGATATTGGTAAAATACCAGGCTCTGTTTCTGTTGCTGATTTTGCTGTCCATTTTTTATTGGCAAGCTCCTCAGCTGCTACGCCTTTATCATAAGCAGTTTTAACGGCTGCTGAACTCGCAAACGTTATATTACTTTCATCATCAACAGCAGAGTTTGGGGTTGGCTTGTTTTTGAGTGAGTTATAATCAACAGGTAATTTATACTCTGTAGCCATTGGCACCCATTGAGTGCCATTATATTCTTCAAAAATTTTTGAAGATGGATTCCAGCGTTTTGCTTTTAGCGGGATATTAGTGTGCTCCCCATCCAAAAATGATAAAGCCGCACTAATGGCGGCTCTAATTTCGGTTGGGAATTGCGTATACTCGCTATCTACAGTTGGTTTGTTAAAATCTGCCATTTTTGCTCCTTTACACTCCTTTTACAACCCAGCCAACTTTACCGCTTACACGATTCCCATTTTTATCAAATAAAAATACGTAAAAGCCTTTAGGTTTTGGCTCATCCTTAAAGTCAGATGTTGCAAAAAGTGGTTGTTTAGATTGTGGTGTTAAAACTGGGACCGATGCATCGATAAACTCCGTTGCAAAGTTTACCCATGTGCCTTTTATATCTGACGCATTTGCCTGTACGGTTCCTCCGTCAGTTTTTTGTTTTTGATCGAGTTTTAGATTAAGTGACTCTATTACGACAGGTTTCTGTGCATTGCTCACTGTAATTCTAAACTTAACGTACCTAAAGTTGGTTTCATAAACGGATTGTTGGTCGTGTTCGCGCCAATTATCTTTAGCGTTTTCTTTTACTGCTATATGATAGTTAATATCATAACTGCCAGAGCTTATCACCTTAGGGGTAAGAGTAATCTTGGATGATGCTAATACCGTGCCGTAATCCATTTTCTCCTCATAATATCCGCTCTCGCCTGTTGGCTGGAGGTACAACGGAAAACCTCTATTAATTTGAGATTTTGGAGTAGCGAGATTATTGGATCTAAAATGCTCTGTCCATGTATCTCGTCCGACTGGTAGATATAACTTGCCATCGATTTTATCCGAACCATTTTTAATTCCGTCATACGAGCTGTTGTAGTCGTATTTAAGGATATAATCTGGCGGTTGCGCAACATTGGATAGCGTATATTGCGGCTCACTTCTGTTACCTGCACTATCAACACCAATAATCCAGTATTTATATAACCCGCCTACAGTTTCAAACTGTGGAAACGCTAACCCATCAATATTTGTGATAAACTCTGAATTTTCTATTGTTTCCCCTTTCCGCAACTCATAATAGACAATCGGCAAGGTAGCCTTGGCACTTTGCCAACGCAACATGACGTAGTTATCGATAACTTGTTGAGATATAGAGACCGGTGCCGGTCGATGGACAATTAGCTGCGCTTGAGCGGATTCACTCCGATTTCCACCTAAGTCAATTGCAGTAACGGTAAATTTTTTATTGCCGTTAAAATCAGCCTTAAATTTAAATGATGTACTTTTAACTAAAGCCAGCACGTCATCATCTTTTTTAACCTCGTAGAGCTCAGTCGAAAAAGAGTTGTTTTTTGTCTCATCCCAAGTCATCAAAACTTCATCGCCGACAATTTCTGCAACTAAGTTTTCTACTTGTCCGCCTGAAATATTAAACGTTACTGCAGTGGGCGATTCAGAGCGAACATCGGAAGAATCCACCGCGCTTAGCCAATACTTATGCTCACCAGCGCGAATAAAACCAAGATTAAATTCGTTTGCCTTGATTTTCCCAACTGGTTTAGAATTTTCATAGGTGTCGCCTTTTTTAATCTCGTAATACTCTAAATCTATATCGGGCGATAAATCCCAAATTAAAAAAGCTCCTTCTTGGGCAATAGCCTTGTGTCTTAAATTAGAAACATTATGCGGAGGACGTAATCTACCTATTGGCTCATAGTTTTGGATTGGATTATCGGACCATACACCTAATACATTGCTTGTTTTGATGCGGATTTGATATAACACACCATCTTTTACATTAGGAATATCAACCGATGTTAAGGTCGTTGGCTCCATCTGTTTCCAGTTGCCATTGCCCTCGCGATACTCAATTTGGTATCGAGATGTGAGTGATGTTACAGGCTCATAACTTACAACAATTTTGGTTTGGATACTTCCCCCAAGCCCACGATAAATCTCATCGGTAATCACTACATTTTTTACACCAGTATCTAGCGTATTGTTTGTTGTGTCATATTCAATGAGTTCATTCCCATTCTCAATATGCTCAAACTTAGAGGGATTGTAATCAGATGCAGTGATAGTATATGAGCCGTCATCACTCTCAACAATGGAGATAACTCGATAAAGTTCAGGTTTTATATCCGAACTAGCAATAATCCATGTGCTATTTTCTGTAACAGAGGTAAAGACTGGTCTTACGTCAATCTCGGTGAGTTTCCCGCGTTGTGTAATCGCTCTTTGTTCCAACTCCCCTTTTTCATTCACTATGCTAATCGTTGATTCTTTTGTGATTTCAACTTCCGCATCAAGAATGATTCGGTTTGTTGTTGAGCCGTCTTTAACTCGCCCACCGCGTCTCTCTCCTGAACGATGAACGTCAGATACTTGTATCACTTCGCCAGGCATAGGGATAGCACCATCCTGTCCGCAAGAAAACGTAATAACTTCGCTTTCGTATTGCTCAGTATAAAGTAGCCATTTCCCTAGTCGTCTCGCTTGCCCTCTCGATGTGCAGCCAAATGCCACAACTTCCGTTTGGGATATGTACCCCATCTTAACAATCGCTTCCGGGTCCTCGATGTACTCTACAGATTGCTTAAAGTACTTTTTCGGGTCGTTCCACGTCACTAATACGACATTGTGACGAGTTTTAATATTCGAGCCTGAGCGGCTAAATTTACCGCCGATAACATTGGTATTATTAAACTGATAAATAGGCTCTTTGGGTGAGTCTTGGACGAGCATTTGAGTACCGCTACTCCAATAACTCATTGCTCTAAATACCGATGTTAAATCTCGTAACAGCTTAAAGGCTTCTTGTTTGGTTTGGATGTAAACATTGCAGGTAAAGCGAGGTTCACGGCCACCAAAACCATCAGGGACTAATTCATCACAGTATTTTGCTATTTGGTACATCGACCATTTATCTAGCATATCCTCTTTAATGTATTCCCCCGCCCCATATTCCTCGTTAGTGAGTAAATCAAAATAAATCCAAACAGGGTTATTTGAGTATTTGACAATAAATGTGCCGTCCCAATCACCGCTATATTCTCGAGTTTCTGGATTGTAGTTTGAGGGCACTTTTAGTTTGATGCCTCGGCAATGATACCCACGAGATGGTATTGAGCTAAATTGCTCAGCGTCTATTTGCACGCCGACATATGCCACACCAGGATAAGTTAATTTTTCCTCAAAAACCGTTGTAATTTTTGAAAAAATGGTTTTGTTTTGTAAAACCTGACTATCTGAATCATTAGTTAACCGTGTCACTTTTATATTCCAGGGAGCTTCGCCTGTTAATCTAAAGCTATGTTCGCGATTATATGATGATGTGGTTTTACCCTCGATAATGATATTGCCTGCATCTATCCACTGGCTACCGTTAGCTTGATATTCAACTTTTAACTCAACTTTTGTTCCATTAATATCACCATTACTTTTATTTTGATGACTTAATCCAGGCACAGTAATGGTTACTCTAACAATATCTGCTTCTGGTGCAATAATAGAGCGGGTGATAGGTTTGTCTTTTTTTACTTCGGTATTAACATCTGTTGTCACTTCATTGGTTTGGCAAATTTCTGACGGTGCTTGTCTCACACTTCCAGGTCGCCACTCAATAGCAACATTATTAAAATTGAATTTGCCTTTTTCATCTTGTAACTGTACATCACCAAAGTAAACTGAGTTCAGTCCATTTACAGGTCCTTCAATTTCGCCACAAGAAATAACATCAATAAATTTTGCATAGGAACAAGACTTGAGTGAATCAGGGGCTTCAACTGGTGCTCTACCACCTCCGCCACCACCTTTCCCACCGCCTTTTCTACCAACTATCTGCATTTATCACCCCGAAACTCGTTTAAATTTAAGTTTTCCTCTAGTCTCATTGTTTGATGTAGAGTTTGTTCTGATAGGGATTTCTTTATCGGTAAGCCCTGCCGATACAACAGCAGATCCAACTATTAATTCCCCATATAATAATGGAATAGGTTGTCCCTGCTCTGTGGTATTGACCGCACCATTAAATAAATAAGACGGCTTATTCTCTGGACGTTCTTGTGGTCCGCTTACTTTTGGCACAGGGACGAGTAATTGGCTGATGCCGCCAAGTACAAGTGATGCACCAATCGTAAGTGGCAAGGTTGCCGCGCCGCTTAAAAAGCCTGTACCGCCTATAGTAGCCCATCCTAAAGGGTTCCAAAATGCAAGACCAATCATCGCAGCCCCCGCTATGAGCTGAAAGAATCCCCCTCTCTTAGAACCCCTAATGACAGGAATAAGATGAAATTCGGCTTGAGCGCCATACCGCATTTGAAATTCATCAGATGATGTTGTCAGCTCTTCTCGCTGCACCAAGAACCGATAAACTATTCCGTGTTTTTCAGATTCAAAGAGAAACTCTTTAAATCCTCTTTTTAAAACACATAAGGCTCGGATGGCTTCCGCTGGTGTTTTTACTGCCAGCTTATGGACTTTACCAAAGCGTTTGCCTAACTCGCCTTTAAGGCGTATTTTCCTTATGTCGCATGATGTGCGTTGTTCGTTCGCGGTAGAATTGTCCATATACATCCTTACTTGATAGTCGTCCGTATAGGTGATGGCCAATTAAACCATCACCAAGATAAACACCAGCATGATTAGGTACATTTGCGTTAATTTGCATCACAATCATGTCGCCTATTTTTAAGTCTTTGACTGGATAAAATCCCGCGTCCTCAAAGTTATCAACGTAGAGATTGCCACCATTATCCCACCAGCCATCTATGCGATTGTAGTTTGGGAGATTAATACCCAGTTCTTGGCGATACCAATCACGCACAAATCCGTAGCAGTCGGTCATGCCATGGATAAACTTACGCCCATACAAATCAGGCACCTCTGTAAGTGCAGGCATAAAATGCGTAGATACCTCATCGCCCTCTAATCCAATAATGCACCATTCCAATCCACTCATTTTATGTGCGTCTTGATCTGCAATGCTTGGTAAACAGCTCTCGTCTGGATGGGAATGAACAACGGTTCTAATTTCCCCCACTCCTTCCGCTCTGGCATAATCTTCTATGCCAATCAAAAATTCATCTTCTGTTTCTGCTGCTAAATTGGTACAGGCGACATACTGCAATTTGCCATTTTTAAGCACAAAAAAACCGCAGCTTTCGTGCGGATAACTTTGTTTGGCGTGTGCTATTGCATCATCAATATGTTTCATTTTAAATCCTCATATATGCCGCACTAGGGAAACCACCAAAAGGCAATTCAGAGTGCTCACCAAAATGCGCTTTACAGTCAGCAAGTGTTTTAGCGCAAGTTGCTTTATCGCCTGTATATCCACAAAACTGCCCCTTATATTTATGAGTGCAATATTGAGCGACAATCTGCCGACGAGGTAATTTAACCCCCTCTAAATCAGTAGCGGGTAATAGCTCGAAACTAACGGTTAAATGGTCTTCCGAAGTTTTTTGCGATATATAAAATATATCATCAGGTAAATGTGCGTTTGGGTCGGCAGTCAAATTGCCGTTTTCAAAATTTACCGCATCAAGATAGATTATTTTCGTTCGTTTGCGAGTAAGTTGAGCGCCCTCAATGCCTTTTAATTTTGCCAAGACTAATGTAATCGCCCCACCTAAATTGGAAAATGTAATACTTGGTCTAACAGGATTTAACCCATCAACTGCAAATCCCTCAGCTTTGACTGGATAAGGTGTATATTCTTGCCCTTGCCACACAATAGCTTGACCTAATGGACTTAATCCATCATGGAAACGATAAACAATATCGCCAAATTTGGTGAGATCGAGTTCAAATAATTCTATCCAGCCATGAGAGGCGTATTGTTGCAGTTGTCCGTAAATACTCATATTTACTCCAATAAAAAACCGCACTCTGTTTCCAAAGTGCGGTCGATTTCACGTTATATTATTGAATGTGGTTGATAACACGCTGCCAAGTAATGCGATTAGACTCAATGAACGGTTTTACTAATCTGCGCATTGTTGCGAGTGCGTCTTTGTGTTGTTGGCCATATTCTTTCCAATAACTATACACAGCAGGGTGTAGGTTACTACCGATTGCATCGAGCGGTTTTTCTAGTTGCCCTAGCAAGGTATTCATTTGTTTATGCCCGAACCATAACCAAACCAATGTTTCGAGTTCAAATTCGGTAAATTCAAAAGAGAATTTCTTTTCACGGCTAGGCAATTCAGCCTCAGTGATTAATTCCCCTTCTAAAATTATTTTGTGAACATACTCTACTGCTTCAGGGAGTTGTTCAAGGGTTAAATCTTCGATTGATTCCACATTAAAGCGTTGATGGACTAAATGATAAGCCTCAGAATAAATTAATCCCTTTTTGCTCACGAGCATATTCACGGCATTGCGTAGGCCTGTGCGATCATCTACCGTGGTTTTACGTTCTGCTTTACCATTAAACCAATAATCATGTAACGCTTGGTAACACTCTTTTTTGTATTTGATTAATGTGTCACGGATTTCTGGTTTACAACGATTAATATCAATACCAAATAACCAACCGTTTAAATATTCGATTGGTAAGCAAATCATATTTTGGTTGCCGCCATTAGTAGGTATGATCATGACGATCATACCTTGAGAAAGAACTTCATCACGTTTGATACGTAATACTTGAGGTTCCCATGCAAGACCAATATTTTCACAAATTGGCTTCATAGCAACATAGTGATTGCCATTTTGTTCAACGGCAATTAATGACTGATTGTTGAATGAAATTGTTTGGGTTGAGATTTGATTAGCCATTTCTGACTCCTGTTTGATGTTTCTGAAAAAATTTGACCTGATAGGGTCGCCAAGAGGTTCAGAAGTCGCAAACAGTCGACCGGGATTATTCCCCTTTCGGGTATTTTATTCTCCGCCCTCTCGGCATAGATAAGATGTGGTTATGCGTAATGAATGTTTAATGGCAATAAACAAACAAGGTTGATAAATTTCACGCATAAAAAAACCGCTATGCTGTCGGGTGCGGAATTGCCGCTGTTTGTAAGGTTTCTGACGCCTTGATTGAAAGTGTATTGATTTATCGAAAGACTGTCAATTAGATTTTAAAATCAATTCCAGCTTGTTTTAAAATGCCATTTGCTGTGTGGCGGTTGGTAATAGTATAAGCAACAGGGAAAGGCTTTTGAGTAATTGGGCTGTTCCAAATTTCATGGCTGCCCTTTCCCTGACGTAAGAATGTGCAACCATATTGCTTGAGTATTTTTATAAGTTGATCGTAATACCCACTGCCCATCGTTACATCTCCAAACGTTGGAAATCTGCGTGGCTTTCAGTTTGGATAAAGGCAAGGCGGATATTATCGCTTTCACTGCCATAACCTTGTAACTCATGCATTTCAGGTGCAATCTCCCACACGCGTTGTTGCAATTCTTCATAGGTGCGGCCTTCAGTGACAAGATGCAACTTATCGCACGTGCCAATCCACGCGGGGATGTTATCTTCTACATCATACATCACTTCCACGACATAAGGTGGATTGATTCTATCCAAGCGTTTCTTCACTGACATGAGCGTATCCTCAATGTTTATGCCGAAATAACTATTGGCTTTTGATAAAGTTCCAATGTACCACGTTGTAAAGGTGCTAATTTGGAATGCAGCACTACGCAGGATTTCATCATCGACATCAATCAATTCACTACAAAAATGAAGTAAATTACCCACAGCGTGAAAATGAATTGCTGCACCAATTTTAGATTCTCCAATCACCACTGAAACTACGTCGGATTTATCGCCGATAATTTGTGTAATGCCTTTATTCATCAGTTCTTCAACAATATAGCGATAATCCGAAGGGTAAAATTCATAGAAAATCTTTGTTAAATCTGATTTTGATACAAAGAGTTCACCGTCTTTAAGGGTAAACCGCAAAGGGAGTGTGCCAAAATTTGAGGTGAATACATTACACTTTTTATTAGACATTATAAGCCTTCTTTTTATCTAACACATTTCTCTAATCAACATAAAAACACTCACCCAAAATGAAGTGGACGGGTAAATTTATGTGCTATTAAAGGTTAAATAACAGTGATTGAAATAGTTCAAACTGTATCGAATGATAGATGAAAAGTTTTATCTTGACAAGAAATTGCTTGCAATGACTAAAAAAGAAATAAAATCTTACCGCATGAAAAAGCCCCTTTGTAGTCAAGGGGCTTTATGGTTAAAGAGAAATAAATTTTGCTATTATTTTTTACAAAAATCCCTATTGTACTGATCTATATTATTAATAATGTGAATTACTTTTCCGTTTTTAATCAAAATGCCGTCAGTTTCATACCCAACATATGCGCCATATGAATTTTTACCATTTACAGTAACACATGACATATAACCAAATTTATGATCGCCAAAATCATTTACCCATGACTTTTCTGGCGTACTGATTTCTTTATATTTCAGACTGTCTGGATCTTTTGCAACTGTTTCATAATACTCTTTTACTATGCGTTCATAATTGGTCGGATATTGACCGTAGTCAGCATTTTTAATTTGTTCTTGTGTCAGTTGAGCACAACCGGCAAGAATTGCGCCTAGCCCTGCAATTAATAATAATTTTTTCATTAATATTCTCCACATAACGGTTATGGGGAATATTATATTTTGAAAAAATTAAAAAACATTGAACAAGATCACAAAATGGAAAATTCGCCTAAAATTAGGCGAACATTCCACCCGGTCGCATATTTTGTTGCATTATTGTTCCTGCCTCTTTTCGAGCAATGGCTTGCACTAATTCCACAGTAATTTCTAAGCCGCCACTGGTCTCTTTGGTTTCCACGTTGGCATTTGTTGGCTCACCGTTGTTGATGATGTTTACTTTCACCCCCCGATTATTCGCATTCATTGGTGTGCTTGGTGCATATCCACCCACTGAACCGCCGTTTGCGTAGCCCTGTGGTTTAGCCTTGCGTTGATAGTTGAGCTGATCCAGGTAATCAACCCCCAAACGGCTTACTGCTTCTTTGGTAAAGACATATTCGCCTTTGTGAACAATACCTGCTGGCGTATATTTCCCTCCTTGGCCAGTAAATCCCCCTTCATCAAATCCAACGAGTCCACCAGTATATTTTGAGTCAAACCCTATAAATTTGCCAAAAGATGTTCCTCCAAATGCTGCCTTGAGGGATGCAAAAATCATCATTTTTACAATCATTGATGTGATATCTTTAATCACTGATTGCGCAAAGCCTCGGAAATCTCCTTTGCCTGTTAATATGAAATCAGTTACGGCATCCGACATTCCATTAAACGCATTTAACGTGATTTGAGATACGTTGCCCATTACATCTTCCGCTGTGTTTTGGAATTTTTGGAAACCATCTCTAAATCCAGCCACTGGATCGCTTTTTAGTAATGCGGTTTGTTTAGCTTGTTCTTCCTTTAAGCGTTTAATTTTATCAATCATCTGCTCAAGTAAGGCAATATTTTCTTGTGTCATGCCTTTACGCAATTTTGCCGTTTCGAGCTCTAGTTGATGATTGAAACGTAACTGATCTACCGCTTCACTTGTTTGACCAATAAGCGTCAATTCAAATTGTCGAGCCTCAATCTGCTCTTTGTAATTGTCGCCTAAATCGCGGATTGCAACTTGCTGCTGCCCACTGTCAATTTCACTGGCAAGGCGTTTTAGATT